CCCATCTTTTTATTGGTAGTTTCCAAGTAACCGTACCATTTTTCTTTTGTCTTGGTGTTGTAACATCTTGTATACCAAGCAGTTGTATTGTTTCTTTTATATTCATATTGTTTATTTTTATTTATCCTAACATTGTTCCATAACCCCTACGTTGAGTCATCTTAGCTACTTTTTCAGCGTCAGATGCTGATAATATCTGGATAGAATTACCAGTCTTGTGGTTAATGAGAGGGGCACAACCGTACGCTTCTACTGTTGAGCAGTTAACACAAGTTTTGTAACCAAGATTGACTCGTCCTTGAGGTATTATTTCACCACATTTACACACTTGTTTGGTGTAAAATTCATATTCTTCTTCGTTTTTATACATATTTTATTTATATTATCCAACTTTATTTGTATTTACGTTGTAATTAATCAATTTCATCACAGTTTTCACACCAAGAATCTATTGGTTTAGGTAACATACTTAGTAATAAATTTACATAATAATTACCTTGATTGTGAGGTATATAACCATAGTACATATCATATTGTATATCTTCTATCATATTTAGTATTTGAAACTTTAATTCACCTCTTTCTTTTGTATCTACTGACACACTTGTGGTATCGTTACCATACACCACCCCACTTAGTAGTAAACCTACTACACATAATTTAATTTTCTTCATAATATTTTATTTAATTGTTAATCTAACATTGGTTGTTTACCGTTACTTATATCTATATCTATACAGTTTTTTATCGCTCTGTCAAGTAAAGATGGTTCATATTTTACTTCATTAGACCATATCTTTAGGGCCTTCTCTTCTAGTTTATTAGTGTAAAGGTGTTTGTAAAAACCGATGTGATGTTCTTGACCATACTTATCTGTT